ACGGTTAAGTAAGTTGCAAGAAAGCGCAGACAAACTTGCAAAAAGAGGCTATTATAAGCCTTACGAAGAAGATTACAACGCCAAGGAACTATTTGAACATAGACATCAACTGTATAGGAGACTTAGAAATGGCAATGCGTCCTAAGAAGAAAATGCGGGCTGGCGGCATGGTTAAGAAGATGCGCGGTGGTGGAATGGTTAAGAAGATGCGCGGTGGTGGTATGGTAAAAAAGATGCGCAAAGGCGGAATGGTAAAGAAGAAGTAAAATGGCTGTATCTGGAAGCACAGATTTTGAGCTTGACGTAGCCGAATACGTTGAAGAAGCCTTTGAGCGCTGTGGACTTGAGGTTCGTACTGGTTACGACCTCAAAACCGCTAAACGTTCTTTAAACCTGTTGCTTGCAGATTGGGCAAATCGTGGGTTAAACCAGTGGACTATTAAACAACGTTCTGTAACGTTGGTTGTTGGCGACGGTGAATACGATTTAGGAACGGACGTCATCGACGTTCTTTCCGTAGTGGTTCGTAGGGACGGGACCGACTACTCGCTTGAGCGTTTAAGTCGTGATGAGTTTCTCAACATTCCTACAAAAACAACACAGGGACGACCTAATCAGTTTTTCTTAGATCGACAGCTTACGCCAAACTTAAAGATTTGGCCCACCCCTGAAAACACCACTGATTTAGTAATTTTTGACGCCTTAACACGCATAGATGATGCGGATGTATATACCAACACAATGGATTTACCCTTTCGTTTTTACCCTTGTTTGGCGGCAGGTCTCGCGTATTACATTGCTTTAAAAAGAGCGCCAAACAGAGTGCAACTGTTAAAAGCAGTCTATGAAGAAGAGTTTGAACGCGCAGCAACGGAAGACCGGGATCGTTCCTCGTTTAATGTTGTTCCAAGATATGAGTACTACAGAACAGGATAATGAGTAAATTTGCTTCAGGAAAACACGCTTTTGCAATCTCTGATCGTAGCGGTCAAAGATATCTTTATCGTGACATGAAGCGAGAGTGGAATGGTCTTCTAGTTGGTCCGGATGAATACGAACCAAAGCACCCGCAATTGGGGCCGTTTCGAAAGGTTAATGATCCGCAGGCGTTGAGAGACGCTAGACCAGAGCCAAATCTGGTGCAGGAAAGGGCGGTTCAACATGGTTTTGCGCCAGTAGGTTTTGCTGGGATACCCGGAGTGTCCCCGGATAACCTGTTAGCCCCATTTGCCTTGGTAGGAACAGTTACGGTGGTGATAACATGAGCTTTACATTAACTACCTTGAAGCAGGCCATTCAAGATTACACTGAAAACAGTGAGACTACGTTTGTGAACAATTTAGACACGTTTATTAAAATTGCCGAGGAACGCATTTTAAAAACGGTTCAATTAGATTTTTTTAGAAAGAACGTTACCGGAAACGTTTCTGCATCTAATAAATATTTAGCCAAACCTACTGACTTCTTAGCTCCGTTTTCGCTATCTTTGGAGATAAGCGGAAGCAAAGAATTTCTTGAATTTAAAGATGTTAGTTTTTTACAAACCTACACTCCAGATTCTTCTGTAACGGGCACAGCAAAGTATTACTCTGTTTTTAACACAGATAACTTTATTTTAGCGCCCACTCCAAACGCTGCCGCAGACGCTGAATTGCACTACTTTTATCGACCTACAAGTTTAGTTGACGACGCAAGCGGCAGCACGTGGTTAAGTCAAAATGCGGAGTTAACGCTTTTGTATGGATGTTTAATTGAGGCGTACATCTTTATGAAGGGCGAGCAAGATGTTATGGCGATGTACGACAAACGTTATCAAGAAAGTTTGTCAGGTTTAAAACTATTAGGTGAAGCAAAAGAAACCACTCAGGATTACCGCGTGGGCCGCGTAATCAGACAAAAACAATAAGGTGCTATTATGGCGATTACTCAAACAACATGTACGTCTTTTAAGCTTGAGCTTCTAAAGGCAGAGCATGATTTTGATGCACATACGTTTAAGATAGCTTTGTATTCAAACGCGGCTTCTTTGGGTGCGGATACAACTGTGTATAGTACATCCAACGAAATAACCAATACATCTGGAACGGCATACACTGCGGGGGGTAAGCCGTTGACAGTGACATCTACATTTCCAAAAACCTCTGGCACAACTGCTATTGTGGACTTTGATAATATTTCATGGACTGACGCAAGCTTTACAGCAAGGGGGGCGCTGATCTATAACTCAAGTGCTTCTAATAAAGCTGTTGCTGTGTTAGACTTTGGAAGCGACAGGGTTGCTAGTGATAGTACCTTTGAAATACAATTTCCCGTAGCGGATGCCACATCTGCTATAATTCGCATAGCATGATAGGAGTTATCTAAATGGCGAGCTTTAACAAAGTAAACGATTTTGTGGTAAACGCAGTCCACAACATGGATCTTGCAAGCGACCAGCTTGCGGTTGCTCTAACAAATACTGCGCCGGGAAGTGAATCAAGCAATCCAACCGCAGATGGTAACGGCATTGTTGGTAATCTCACGCAGATTAGCTACACCAACTGCTCTTCTCGCAACCTGACTACAAGCTCATCATCACAGTCTAGTGGTGTATATAAGCTGGTTGTTGCAGATCTTACGCTTACTGCCTCTGGTACGGTTGGTCCCTTCCGTTACATCTATATCTTTGATGATACGGTTACTTCTCCAGCCGATCCGATCATTGGGTACTATGACTATGGCACCTCATTGACGCTGAACAACGGTGATACGTTCACCTTAGACTTCAGCCCAAGCAACGGTGTCATCCAACTAACATAAGGCAGTATCATGGCGAAGCTCTTTAACAGAGCCAAGATGACAACCAGTACCACGGGTACTGGTACAATTACTCTTGGCAGTGCATCTACGGGGTTTCAGAGTTTCGCGGATGCTGGGGTTAGTAACGGTGACGTAGTACAGTACGTTATCGAAGAGGCAACTAACTTTGAAATAGGCACTGGTACATATACCGCTTCTGGCACAACCCTTACAAGGACTGTGCAAGAGAGTTCAAACTCAGATAACGCCATCAGCCTCGCGGGGAATGCTGTTGTCTTTATTAGTGCGGTAGCCAGTGACCTAAATATTTTGCAAAATGCAGGGTCTACCAAGGTTGCAGCGACATCTTCTGGTGCCACGGTTACGGGTAACTTGGCAGTTACGGGCACGGTTGACGGGCGTGATATCGCAACTGACGGTACAAAGTTAGATACCGTAGAAACCAATGCTGACGTAACAGATAGCGCGAATGTTGGGTCTTCTCTCACGGGTTTCGCTACGGGTACAGATGCAGGTTCCTCTGATCTTATTCCTGTTTATGATGTAAGCGCATCTGCTTGGGAAAAGCAGACGATTGCTAATGCGGCGTTGCAGGGACCGACAGGGCCTACTGGCCCTACAGGGGGCACTGGTCCAACGGGTCCGACAGGCCAAAAAGGTCAGAAGGGTGAGGTGGGCAATACAGGCCCAACAGGCGGGACAGGGCCAACAGGTCCGACAGGCCCTCAAGGCCAGAAGGGCCAAAAAGGGCAGACAGGCAACACGGGTCCAACTGGTTCGCAAGGTCCGACAGGGCCAACGGGTTCAACGGGTCCAACAGGTGGGACTGGTCCGACTGGTCAGAAAGGGCAGAAGGGTCAAACTGGTAGCACAGGTCCAACAGGCAGCACAGGTCCAACAGGCCCAACAGGGTCGCAGGGTCCGACTGGTGGTACAGGCCCGACAGGTCAAAAGGGTCAAAAGGGAGAAGTGGGTAGCACTGGGCCTACGGGTCCAACTGGTTCGACAGGCGGTACAGGGCCTACGGGGCCGACAGGTCCAACAGGTCCAACGGGAACACCGTCTACAACTTTAGCTGCCGTTGGATCATATGCTTGGATGTTTAGCACAACCGCAAGCACTGCTGGAATTGCATCTAACAGCACTTATGCTGGCTCTGGCTTGAGATATAATGGTTATACCACCTCTAATATATATAATGGAAACCTTTATAGTTATGGGAATACTGCTCCTTCTGCTCCAGCAGGTACTTGGAGGGCTATGGGGCACGCTCAAGATAATAGGTTCGCCCATTACAACGCTACTTTATTTGTAAGGATTAGTTAGATGAGCATTACAATCACACAAGTCCGTAACGCGGCATCACTACAGTCTGACAATCTTCGTATGAATGTAGAGATTAACCATCCCAATTATGGTTGGATACCTTATACTGTAGATCCCTCTGATACAGATGAAACTATCGACAATGATGCTGTCATGTCTTTAATTGGTAACAGTTTTGAACCCTATATTGCGCCAACTCAAGACGAGCTTGATGCAGAAGCGGCAATAGATGTTAGATTTGCGCGAGATGCTAAATTGGCAAACGATGTTGACCCAATAGTATCTAATCCTTTGCGCTGGAATGAGCTTACTGATGCTCAACGTACAGCATGGATGCAGTACAGAATAGACTTACTGAATATTCCCCAGCAAGCAGGGTTTCCGTACAATATGATTTGGCCTACTAAGCCAGAATAGATTTATACTTGGGAGGGTATTAAGTGCGACAGAATTGGCAAATGTGGTCTGGCGGGTTATCCGACGCAGATATCTCAACGATTTTTATGGAAGCTTCTAAGTTCAACACACAAGCAGCGACAACCTTCAACAATGCAGATACAAGCGTAAGGTCAAGCGATGTTGCTTGGTTGAGCGGCAATGAGGCGGTTCAAGATATTCTTTGGAAATATGTTAAGGCTGCAAACGATAACGCTTTTTATTTACAAGTAGAAAATATATGCGACATTCAATTTACAGAATATCACGCTACTAAAGGCGGTCATTACGACTGGCATATAGATGTAAACTGGGATGGCAACAAAGCGCGAGATAGAAAGTTAAGCGTTACAGTGCAGCTTTCAGATACAAGCGAGTATGAGGGCGGCGGCTTTGAGTTCGCGGAGTGCCAAACGCCAGACGCCTCATCCCGCATAAAGGGAACTGTTCTAGTTTTCCCTAGTTATTTGCAGCATAGGGTTTTACCTGTTACATCTGGCACAAGAAAAAGCCTTGTTGCTTGGTTTGAAGGCCCAAGGTGGCAATAATATATCAGATTTCTCTGTATGGTCAGGCTTATGATGCACGGGGGAAAGACTGGAATACCGTAGAGGATGAGACGGGCTGTGTAAGAAACTCACAGTGGCGTGACCCAATACTCGACAGACCCTTGTTAGTAACAGAATTTGGATGTGCCGTAAGCCATCTCAGGACTTGGGAAAAGATAGTCGCGTCTAACCGCAACGGCATAATCTTTGAAGAAGATGCAGTTTACGACAGCATTGACCCAAGTGCAGTAGATACCCTACTGAAAGAACATGACAGCGTTTGGTTGGGATATCGCCTTAATACTCTTGGCTATTGGTATAATTGTCATGCTTACGCTATTAGACCAGAAACCGCCAAGAGATTGATAGAAGGCTACAAGGATGCTATCATCCCTGTAGATGAGTGGGTGCCCGCCAAGCTAAAAGTTCAATCGAACTTTTTCTTTACACCAGAGGTGGTAAAGCAGATACCTAGAGAAGTTAGACCAAGCACGATTGAGGGGGAATCAATGCAGGTACATGTACTAACAGTTGGAACAGACCAAAGCAAAATGTGGGCTTTAGAGCAATCTGCAAAAGCGCACGGAATAACGTACTTAAATCTAGGCCGTAACGTAAAGTGGGCTGGCGGCACAATGGAGGCCCAAGGTGGGGGCCAAAAGATTAACTTTGTACGCAACCACCTTGAATCCCTGCATGATGGGGATGTGGTGCTGTTCGTTGATGGGTATGATGTTATCATAAACGATACGTTGCCTACTATCTTAGAAAGATATGAGGATATGGGTGCGGATATCATATTCGCAGCGGAAAAGAATTGTTGGCCCGATCCGACAATGGCGTCACAATTTCCTTTGTCAACAATCTATAGATATTTAAACAGCGGCGTTTACATGGGTAAGGTGAGTTATCTAAAGGCTTTTTTTAATGAGGCCGTGCCCAATGACTCTGATGATCAACTGTGGATGCAGAAAAGATTTCTGTCACCCGCTTGGCAAGCAACGGGTTCTGCTAATCTTGATTATGAAGGCTACATCTTTCAATGTGACGATGATGTTGAGATTATCAACGGCCAACTAGCAAACGGCATGTGCTGCCCATGTATCTATCATGGTAATGGTGGAGATGACGCTAAGGTAAGATTTAAAAAACTTGCTGATAAATTTGGCTATGTAGAAGAGGCAGAGGTATTATCTCCAGTATACCATAAGGGGCTTGAGTACGAAGAAGTTGCGCCAGAGATACTGGTAACGGATTTTATGACGGAAAGTCAGTGTCAAAGGTACATTAAAGCATCAGAAAGCCGTGGTAGATGGGGTGAGCTTGATGGGGATAAATTCCCAGCGCAAGAGATAAGGCTTAAAGAACTAGGCCTATGGGACGAGATATCAGAGCAATGGTCTGATAAGTTAAGCAAGATCTGCGAGAAGCATTGGCACCCAGAAGCCTACCTTGGTCTGCGTGATGCGTTTACTATGCGTTATTCTATGGACACACAGACAGAACTAGGGCTGCATACAGACGCATCTTTGTTTACGGGCAGCGTTAAGCTCAACAACGACTATGCTGGTGCGGAGCTTGTTTTTCCTAGACAAGAGTTTACAAACAAGGATGTAAAAGTTGGGCAGTGCATTTTGTTTCCGTCTATGGTAACACATGGACATAAGGTTCTGCCTTTGCGTGGGGGAAAGAAGTATAGCTTGACCATGTGGACCTGTCGATATGAGGGTGACTCAAACTAAAAACAATGTTAGTTTCTTGCTATGTTAGGTTACAGCCCCATAGCAGGCTCTGCACTCGCGTCTTCTGGACATGAGATTATTGTTGTTAGCTTAGACCACGGTTCTTTTGCGCTTTCTGGGCAGACAATTGATTTTGGTATTAGCGAAACATTAGACAACGGCAGCTTTTCTCTTGCAGGGCAGGCTGTTTCTGTGATTGCGGGTAAAGGGTTGGCGGTTGATGCTGGGTCTTTTTCCCTTACAGGGCAGGCGGTTGGGACCGTTATATCTGTAAATATGAGCGCGGCTCATGGTTCTTTCGCGCTTACAGGGCAAGATGCAAGCGGCTTAGTTGGAGAGATATTTGAGGCGGGTGGGTTTAATCTTACGGGTCAAGCTGCGAACTTTAACAAAGCCCTTAAATTAGACGCCGCTCATGGCTCCTTTACTCTTACGGGACAAGATGCGCCTCGTGCTATTTCAGAGACGTTAGATCAAGGGTCTTTTGCGCTTACAGGGCAGGCAATAAACTTTAAAAAATCAGCTAGTTTAGAAGCGGGTAGCTTTGCACTTACTGGGCAAGACTCTTTCTTTGTGGTTACTTTAACAAAAGTCTTAGCAGAGGGCAGTTTCTCCCTAACAGGCCAGACTTTAAACCTTTTCTTGCAAAGAAGGGTTGTAGCAGACCAAGGATCTTTTGTTCTGACTGGTCAGGATGTTGATTTAAACCGTGGTTTTAAATTGGATGCAGATCACGGGTCTTTTGCTTTGACGGGTCAAGACGTAAACCGCAAGGTTACAGAGATCATGGACACCGGAGTGTTCGCACTTGCGGGTCAAGATGCAACACTGAAGCTGGGAGAAGCTGTAGAAGGCGTTTCAATTACCGTATTCATTGGGGGCGCTGCTGTTTACGGTCTAATACTACCTGATCAAGATCCAAATTGGATAAGAGTAACACCTGCACAAGATCCAAATTGGATAAGAGTAACACCTGCACAAGACCCACAATGGACCCTTGTTGCTTAGAAACGGAATAAAACGTATATTAAGTGCAATTGAACTTTTTAGATAGGCGCTCAGATGGCTACATATACAGACGCAAATGGCGTTAAACTAATAACTACAGGTGACGAGGCTGGTACATGGGGTTCTAGTACAAACGTCAACTTGCAAATCCTTGATCGTGCAGCTAACGGCTTTGAGTCTATCGCTCTCAGTTCAACGACATATACTCTGACCCTTTCTGCACAGCCTTCTTCTGCGGAAGACGGGCACTATAAGGCCATAAAGTTTACGGGATCACCGGGCGGCACATGTACAGTAACTCTGGATCAGAACGACAAAGCTAGAGTGTATATGTTGCTCAACTCAACAAACCAAGCGTTAATTATAACGCAGGGGTCTGGTGGAAATGTTACTCTTGAGGTTGGCAAAGGAGCCATTGTTCTTGCAGATGGCGCAGGATCTGGTGCGGCAGTAACCGACTTTACCGCTGCGGTGCAGAATGTGACAGATTTATCTAGTCCATTCAATGTTGGGGCTACCAGCGTCACGACATCTGGCGTAGAGTTAAACTTGCTGGATGGTTCAGCGGCTGGCACTATCGCTAACAGTAAGGCCGTAATTTACGGGTCATCTGGCGAGGTAAACGCTACAACGCTACAGATAGCGGGCACATCCATAACTGCCACGGCTGCGGAGTTAAATTTTGTAGATGGTGTTACCTCTGCAATACAAACTCAAATGGATAGTAAAATGCCTCTTGGAACTGTAGCTGTAACAGTGTCAAATCCCGGTGCTGGAAATAGATATTATATAGATGGATCTTTACAACAGACGTTGGAGATAAAACCTTCTGTTACATACAGGTTTGATCAGTCTGATAGTTCTAATAGTGGACACCCTTTGCGCTTCAGCACAACTTCAGACGGTACTCATGGTGGGGGCAGTGAGTTTACAACAGGTGTTACAACGGTGGGCACACCGGGAAGTGCTGGAGCTTACACGCAAGTAAAGCTGGAGCAAGATGCTCCTTCTATTTTATATTATTATTGTTCAGTTCATTCTGGTATGGGCGGCAAGTCCGTGGTTCGTGGTGTGGGAGACCTTACAGCAAGCCGCGCTTTGACATCTGATTCCAATGGGGATGTTGCAGTATCAGGAGTCACCACAACAGAACTTAATATTTTAGACGGGCTTACAGCAAGTACGGCAGAACTTAACATCATGGACGGTGTAACAGCTTCTACGGCAGAGCTTAACATTATGGATGGCGTTACAGCGACTACGGCAGAACTTAATTATGTTGACGGTGTAACGTCTGCTATCCAGACGCAGTTAAATGCAAAAGCTCCAATCGCTTCACCCACTTTTACGGGCACTGTAACTATTCCGGGGGTAACGGTTTCTGGAGGAACCCAGAACTGGACAGCCACTGCAAGCGGAACCAATCTTACTTTTGCCTACAACGGCGTTAATAAAATGAGAATTGATTCTAGTGGCAACTTGACCGTTACGGGTGATGTAACTGCATTTGGTAGCCTGTAATGACTATAACCTCACTAGATAACTTTGGTCACGCAAGCGGTTCAATATCTATGAGTGAGTTACGTGATTATTACGGACAGTCAGGTGCTGTTTCTCTGAGCGGTGATTTAAGCGGTAGCTCTAATCCTGTTCCAGACAGTTTGCCGTCTTCAGGTAGTGCCTTAACGTTTTCTGATTATCGAAATGCAAATCGTATACTAAGGAAAAAAGGCACAACAGAAACAAAAGCAAGTGGATCTTCTTGGTCGCCAGCACAGTCAGGTTGTGTGCAGTATAATGTATATGCTCTAGGTGGTGGTGGTTCTGGTGGTGGTCACTCAACGGATAGCGGTCGTGAAAAGGTTGCCTCTGGCGCTGGTGCAGGTGGTGCAGCATTTCGTAAATACTCTGTACAAGATCATAGTATAACCTCTGCTACTATTAGTATTGGTGCTGGAGGTGCAGGCGTTTCTTATACCGGTGGCAGTGGAACAGTTATATCAGGTCGCAATGGTGGAACGACAACATTCAACCCTAATGGATCTGGAGCAACCATCTCTGCTACGGGTGGCTCAAGAGGTTTTGGTGGTAGGCAGGGTAATATAGACGCTACTGTAACAGCTACACTACCTGTAGGTGAAAACTCTTCTGCTACAATTATTGGGGCTTGGGGCACTTGCCCTGCTTCATTAGGCGGCTCCGGTTCTGGTGGAGAAAACAATTACACTGGTGGGAATGGCCCCGGTTTATCCATAGGGGGTGACGGATCTGCGGCTACAGGTGGTGGTAGTCCAAATTTAGGCTCTGGTGGTGTAAATGGTTCTACCATAAGCGCAAGTGGATATGCAAAAGGGGCAACTACAGGTGCGCCCACAAAACCTTCAGAGTGGGGGTCTGATGTAAGTGTTACTTTCCAAGGTGGTGCGGGTGTACAGCACTCTAGTGGTGCGGCGGGTGCTTCTGATGCAGGGAATAATTACGGTGCAGGATCAGGCGGCTCTGCATCAGAAAGCGGTGCAGGTTCCTCTGGAGCAGGTTCCTCTGGAGCAATCTTTGTAACTTATTATGAGGTTAATACGTAATGGCCTACACCGATCTTAGGTTCA